ATTCAGCAGCGTAGTCCCTTTATCAATCGGGGGAGTAACAGGGACTTGTTTTCCTTTTGGTACTTTAGGAGCGCTTTGTTTTCCAGCGTTTACCGCTTTACCATTTAATTCGCTACTGTTGTTAATAACCGTAGTCTCCGATGCCACCGTTATTATACGCCGTAGTTCGCATGTAAATCGTAGTGATTCCCCTGTTGTAATATCACGCGGGAAAGATAAATGAGTAATAATCATATTGGAGTAAACTCGAAGCCCTGTTACTATCCGAAGTATAGCTGGCATTTTAACGGTTTTAAAAATGGTGTAATCTTGCCCGCTTGGATCGTAACCCGCTAAATCAAGTAAAGTTTCAAATGCCGTATTGACCCGATCACCTGATGTATATAATTCTGAAACATTGCTAATCGAATACGGAATCGGCGAATTAGTAACAAACCCTTCCATTGTCAGTTTTTCAGGGACTTTAAAAACGTGATCACTAATCGAAAATCCTTTTTCGACTGGAAAATCAGTGACGGTATTAGTGTACTCATGTGTTTCATGCACGGCGGCATCGAGTTCCAGAATATCAATATTCGGTGCTAAGTTTGTTTGAAACTTAGGCGGTGCTTTACGATTAAGAATAAGGGTGATAGCCATTACGGGGTCACCACCGAAAAATTATTATACGCTGCACGTAGATGTTTATTAAGATGTTCATTAAAAATATCTTCGGTAAACTGTTTTACCTGTTTTTTATGTTGCTCCGTAGTCCCTGGAGGAAGTTGTTGATTAACGGTAATACGCGTCGACGTATTTTTATTTGCGACCGAAGCGACGGTGGCCGGTGATGGCTTCATAGTCCATGGTTGATTACTTCCATCAGGTGCTCCAAAGTAACCACTTGACCCACCTATCGATTTTCCTTTACCTGGAGCAAATGCGTCCTTTACATATAAACTTTTTTGTATGTCTTGAATTGCCTTTTGATCGGCTTCGTATTTATCACTTTTAGTATTAAAAGGATGGAGATTCATTATCCCCATAACCATATTAACAAAATTTTTAACATCTTCAATAAAACTACCCCACCACGCTGGAATATCTCCAAGTAATTCGCCAATTAAAGATTTTTTTCCTTTTGAAAATGCAATTATATCTTCAGTAAGAAGTGCAATACCAATAGCGACGGCCGCGATAGCGACGGCCCACAATAACCAAGGGCCGATAGCGGCAAGGTTCAGTAGAGCTCCTCCTGTCATTATTGCTCGTAAAGCAAGTAGTCCCGTCATAATTCCATTGACTGCGAGTCCTAATCCACCAAGTGCACCGACAATTAAAGGTATAGTGGCGGCAACGGCCCCGAAAATAACAACAGCTTGTTTCATTTCAGGAGACATCTTATTAAACCAATCAAAAACTTTTGAAGCGATCTCATAAAATTTTCTAAAGTAAGGAATAAGAATCGCACCAAAAGATTCTTGAAGTTCTTCGATACTTTTCTTTAATCGAAAAAACCCGCTGCTCGCTTCTGCAACTTTTTTAGCGACACCTCCGGTACTTTTTTCTACTCTATCAAGAATTATAACCTGTGCGGCGGCGACCTGACCGGATTCAACCATCGTTTCAAGGCGCTTTTTTTCAACCTTTGTAAAATGAATCCCCATCATAGCAAGACGTCGCATACCTTCACCGGGGGATCCTAAGGCTCGCCCAAGTACTTGCGCGGATGAAGTTACATCCATTTTATTTGCTGCCGCGAAGTCAATTGCCGCTTTAGTGGCACGATCAAACGTATTTCCGGTCACGGCCCCGAACTTTAAAAATACTTCTTCACCTTTCAATATTTCCTCATGTGAGTATTTTATACCTTCGGCAAGATTATTTGACATTGCATCAAGCTCTTCGGCAGTTTTTCCAGCAGTACCTCCGGTAGATTCAATACGCTGCCGAACGATTGCCATTTCTTCGTTCCATTGTGCAAATTCATTTACGGCAAGAACACCAGCTGCAATAATAGGAGCAGATATTTTTAATGACCACTCCTTGCCAAAATCTTTCATGTTTTCAAACATGGCGTGCGTACGATTTTCGACGTCACGCATCGCCGCTTCGTCAAGTTCGAAACCAATCAAATTTATTAATTCGCGAAAAGCCATTTTTATTCTTTCGATGCCCGTGGATTCGGTCGGATAACCACTTTTTTTATTTGTTGCATATCATATTTAATTACTGCATGATCCGAGGCATTCACGTCAAATCGTAAATTAATTAACTGCTTCCATGATGAATCAGAGATACAATGATTAGTTAGTTGTAATTGTAAACTTTCTACTTTACGTCCAAGTTCAAAACCTGCCTTAATTGGATTACCAAAAATCCCAAATATATATGTCATAAATTGAAGTAATAAAACAGAGGTAACTAAAAGTTCGGTTCGCGTCAATGATCGTGTAACAAACTTTCGCATTGTTTCCTACTTCCTACTTTCTTCAATTGTTAATCGTTCTATTTCTTCTGTTATATCAAGTACGGCATTGGCCCTTAGTACGTCATCTAGACTCCAAATTGTCTCAAGTTCCTCAAGTGAGGTTATTCCTGCCTTTACTAAACGCCATATACTGAGTTCTTCAACAAGTTCCTCATCTATTGCTTCGTAAACTTTTTCGATACGTCCGGCGGCACTGTTCTTTTTAGTTTTGTGAGGATTTTCCCAATACCGCCGTCCGCGAAAAAATTACCGTAGTTCACCTCCAAAGTAAACCAAAGTATTTTATACATAAAAGGAAGATTGCCGGAAAACTCATTATCAAAAGTAGTCTCATCAATTTCTTTTCCATCAATACGCGTGCTACAAAGTAATTCCATCATAAAACGAGTGAATTCGTCGGGACTAATTTTCTCAACGAGAATATCTATCGCAGTACCTAACATTTCAAATTCGGATTGATCGTCAGAAAAAAGACGAGCAAAAGATGAACCTAATAATTTTATTAATCGTGTTTTATTGGTTAATGCTCGCCGGCCGGGATACGAAGTAACCATTATCGTATGATTATCAATGGTTTTTTCTTTTGTGTAAATCATGGTTTAGCCCTTTCGTAAAAAATAAAGAATAATAAGATCCATTAAACACCTACATCAGCATTACCTCCAACAAAAACATCAAGGTCAGCAAGATCAAGTGTCCATTCTCTATTAGTAATATCCTTCGCAAATTCTGATGTTGGTGGTTTTTTTACCCAACCAAAAGCAGAAACGAAAACCGAACGCCCGCTGTTGTCCTTAATGAGAACAGGAACAACGCCGGCGTTTGAGAGTTCATCGGTGATAGCAATTCCGGTAAGCACATCATTACTTGGCGATGTTTGAGCGATGGTGAATTTTAACGCTCCACTCCGATCATTAGTTTTTGCACGAGAGATAATACCATCGGCCCCGCTCACTTTTGTAAATGTATCAGAAGTACGCTCAACAGATACAAATGCACCATCGGCGAAACCACTCATCGGAATACCTCCGATAATTACCAACACTTGTTTAGGGTCATACGTTCTAACCGACATAATGGCCTCCTATTCGTAAATTAATATGTTACATAACCTTGAATCGCTACGTACTGGATTGCGCCGGCAAGATACGCCACAAACTTTACACCATTAAGCTCACGCGCCGTTTTATCAATCGTTGAAATATCCTCAAGCCGCGGAACGATGATATAGAATCCGCCGATTTGTTTCTTTTGTGAATCGTACGCGGTCGGAGAAATCCCTCCAACGTTTTGCCCCGCTTTTAACGGTTGACTAAGAGCATTTTGAATTGATGCGATACCAACATCAGTGTACGGGACTTTCTGATTTCCGACCAAAACCGCAAAAACCGCTTCCGTGCAACGAGCGTCCAACCAATCAATAAAAATCATCACATCAATGTACTCATTCCCGCTCACTGTTCCTTTACGAAGAATATTTACTCCAGCAACGTACTCATACACATTAGCAAATTTTGCAAAAGCGTTTACACGTTGTGACGCAGAAAGATTATCAACGGTGATCCCCGAAAGTGTTTTAAATGCTGCCGTGTATGACCCAGGATCAAGCGGAAGAATTACGCCAAGTAAAGCGGCATCAGCGTACTGTGTAGTAGCAAGCGTATGAAATACAACCGCAGTCTTCAGATAAGAGTTATTTTTAAACAGGGCCGCAATAGACGTGGTATCAGCGCTTACCGATTCATCAACTATATTTGCATCGGATGATGCAGTCACAAAAAACTTCATCGGCGTTGCTTCAACCCATGCCGCTATAGCTTCTACGTCAGCAGTCGCACGTGATGTTGATATGACACCATACCAATTAAAATCATAGGCCTGAATAGCGTCAAGTGCATCGGCAGAATCTTCCGTCTCTACCGTGCTGTAAATTATTGTCATAGTCCCGGCAACCGCCGTAACGTCGAGTGATATACTTGCTACTGTTGCAGCGTCAGGAACAACAGTGATCGCGTTTGCCGCATATACCGCAGAAGTAATTCCATCAACGGCCGCAATTGCGGTAGCAAGATTCCCTAAAGTGGTCGCTTTATCTGTGTCATAAGCGATGCTGATTGCATGACCATTAACAAGACCTGTGATCGTTCCCGCCGTATACGTTCCGGCATTTTCAGTGATGATAATATTTGCACCACGATGCCCGATAGCGATTTGTGCTACTTTAGGACTCTGCGAAAAAACCGCTTGTGCCGCCTTGTATTGTAGAGAATTTACTCCACCATGTAAAGCGAGGGCAAGTGATGGTAGGTCCGAAAAGTACTTTAACCGTTCGGGGAAATTAGCGTTCCCTCCTAAAACTAATACGGTGCTGAAACCAACTCGGGAAATATTAATTGATTCCCGATTTATTGTTACGTT